AAATCCTGCTTAGCGTCATCTGGCAAAGCGCCCATTTCGCCTCTGGGCCATTTTATTCTAAACTCATCGTTTAGTGTTTGATTGTATTCTAGTCTAACTAGTTGACTGTCTATGGTGCTTATCTTAGCTGTTAAGTCAAACCATATACCCGCTATAGATACAATACCTGCTATTATACCTATTAATGTTTTTATGTCAAGTTTTACTTGTGACTTGTCTGATAACTCTTCCATTATTTTTTTTCTTTATGTTTTGTACAAAAGGCTCTAGCAGAAGCTACACTACCAAATCCCCATTTTTTTAAAGCTATTGCTTTTTTAGTTGGTTCACCTTTAGAATCTTTCATAGCTCCAGCCATACCTGCAAATCTACAAGCAAAAGATACTCTACGTTTTCCAGTACCTGTGGTTTGTCTAGATCCTAAAGTTTTGCCGGTTTCTTTTTTATACTTTGACCTCATTTTTTTATTTTGCTTTTCATAAGCAGCATTATCTAATCCCATTTTTTGTAGTGTTAAATTTCATCTAATTTTTTAAACATTTTTTCTATATTTGCGTCAAGTTTTTCAAACATTATCTTATCTTTTTCTGCTGGAGATAAAGAATTATATATTGAATCTTTTATTCTTTTGTTTTCAGCTCTAGTTTTTTTACCTTTTTCTATACCTTCTATTTTTCTTCTAGCTTTGCCTTCTGACTTTATTCTATCATGCTCTTCGTTTTTTGCATTAACATCCCAAGTTCTATAACCCATAGCTAAAGCTAATCTTTGCCACTTAGTATTTCTATCATCTAAAGCTTCTGTTAAAGCGTTTATCTCTGCAACTAATCTATCAACAGGTAAGTTAAAAACACCTGAAACAAGATCACCTGTAACTTCGTATGAAGCTCCTAAATTGAATTTGCCGTCAATAGTAACATCAAAACCTCTTTCTGCTATAACATCTTTTTTCTTTTTACTGGTTTGTATACCACTATATACTTTTCTAAGCTTAGACCCAATTGGTGGTGATAAATTAGCAAGTTCTAATATAGTATAAGTATGATCTGCCAGAAATCCTTTTTCTTCTTCTGATATATATTTCATATAGGCATTTTTTATTGTAGATATAGCCGCTCCAGCAACGCCAGAACCTCTAAGTATAGTATCAATCATACCGTTAGCTATTCTAGTTTTTTTCCTATCAAGTTGTGCAGACATAGTTTCTTCAGTTTCTTCATCGTCTTCGTTAAATCCTGGTATCATTGCAAACAAAGCGTTTTGCAATGTAGAAAATATTAAGTTTTGAATAAAACCGTAATATACTATTTTTGATATATTAGTTTTTGCGTCACCTCTGCCGTTTATTAAATCTAAACCAGCTTTTTTCATAAGCCTAGTATATTGCATTGGCGTGTTTTGAAAGGCTAAAATTAATCTACCTAAAACACCAGCTTGTTGACTTGATATTAACATAGGATCTGCAGACTGTTGAGATTCATCAGAAACTTCACTAAAATCAATAAACGCTTTTTGTTCAGCCTCAACGTCTGTAAGACCTTGTTTTTTGTAAGTATTGATTCTATTTCTATAAAAAGTTGCACCACCTGTAGATATAGCAAGACTATCTGCTATTTGAGTAGGGGTAAAACCATATTTTAATAATATACTTATAGCGGTTTGCATTTTGTTTTTTGAACCTTTAACAGCTGCTGCAATCTCAGCCTCATTAACGTCACTTTTTAAACCAGCTCTACGCTGTTTTAGTTTATCTGAATTAAATAATCTAACAACATCTTTCCAGTACTGCGGTTGATTAGCAAACGCTGCTGCAGCCATAGCAGGATTATTATCTGACCAATTTATAAAGTTAACATTTGATATTAACTGTAACAGTGCAGATTTTCTATTAAAAAACATTATAGCGCCTATTGAGTTATTAACCCAATTATTCCATTTATTTACAATAGCTGAGTCTTTTGATTTAGAAGTTTTGTTTTCGCCAGTTTTCATTCTATAAATAGAATCCACAAGCGCCTCTCGAACTCTAGTGCCATAGTTAGCTTCAATTTTTCTTAAATTATCTTCATTAAAAATAATATCTACATTTTCAATAAACTCTGCTATAAATTCTTTTCTATTTATTTTTGTAGTTAAACTATTTAAATCACTTAGTATAGTGCCTCCGCTCCAAAATTCTGAAGGTTCAACGTATGTTTCTTTTTTTGAAACAGCTAAAACACCTTCTGCAAAAGAAGATAAATTAGCATCTTCTCTTACAGTTTTAGATAACATGTTTTGATCTCTTTTAGATAAACCTGGAATTGTAAAACCTGCTTTTTCCCATAAATATACTCTAATTGCTTCATCATAAGTATATTGTTGATCTGTTATTTTTGATCTTAATAATTTTTTAATTTTTGGAAAACCTTTAACTAATCCAGCAAAATCGTTAGACACTTGTTGTCTTGCTTTTTCTATAGCATTAACACCTTGTGTGTAAGGTTTGATTAATGCTTTATTAAACCATTCCATATCTGCTTCACCTTTTTTACCTTTGCCAGAAAACATATACATAGTTAAACCTCTAAAATCATCAGCTGATGGAGGTATAAAAAAGTTCCAACGTTTTTTGTTTTTACCTAGTCTTTGAGCTACAACTTGAGAATATCTTTTATTTGCATCAATACCTTTATTTTGCTCTAGCATTAAATTAAACTCTGTGTCTAGTTTTTGAGAGAACTTAGCTCTTGCTATTTGTACTTTAGATTTAACGTCTAAAACATCTAATACTTCTTTAACTGCTTTTACATTTTTTGTAGCATCATCAGTAAAATAAAAATCATTATATCCTTCAGCAAACTTATTAACCATCCAGTCTGCTTTTGCTTTAGGATTACCGTTTTCTAAACCTGTTATGTTTGCTAATGGTATATTTAAACCAATAGATGCTAAAAATTCCTGTATAGGTATGGCCGCTTCTTGTGGTCTAGCTGTTAATACAAATATATCTTCTGAACCTCTTTGATCTTGTATTGTTTTAGCAACATTAAACAAAGGTCCTTTTCTACCCTCAACAACTTTGTTAAATTCTTCAAAATTCCATTCAACACCTTGTCTTTCCATTTTAGCCGCGTCTCTTGCAAATTCAGTGGCTGAAAGCTTACCTTTAGTTCCATCAGGCATAGTATATAACACTTTAGAATTGCTTTTTGCCAACGTGTCATCAAAATCAAATACTCTAATTTTTTTAATTTTCTTAGAATATTTAGCGCTTCTAGCTTTTTTCATAGCCTCATTAGCGTTGTTGTCTTTTAATACTTGTTCACCAGAATTAGGTTTAAAAACAACAGGGTTTTTAGAATCATAATATGCTTGAAAGTCTTCTCCAATTTTATCTCCAGTTTCATAAGATTCTAAAGCGTAAGGTATTTTACCTTTTGTAAATCTATTAAAATATCTTTTCCACCATGTTTGATCTCCTGGTTTATAACTAGCTAACATTATAGAACTAAATCCTGTTTTAGTTATAACGTCATCCATTTCTGTTATAGGTATAATAGTAACTCTATAATCATCAAACAATAAATCTAAATCTATTGACTTATTTTTATTTACGTAAGAATCATATAAATACCATAAAACAACTCTAGCAGGAACAGCGTGCTCAAACCTATAGTTTGATTCCATCATTAAATTTCCTTTTTTGGTGTACATTTTATCACCAATTTTTTTAGCTTTTTTATCTTTAACATCTTTAGCTGTAGCAAGTCTAGGCCTTTTTATTTTATCGTACGGCATTGTAGCAGATTTACCCCAAACAGGAGCAGCTAACCTTAAAGCGCTATTGCTACTAGAATTTATAGTAGCTAGTATTAAAGCTGTTAAATTATCATTAGTGCCTTTGCTAGGTAAAGATTCCATTAAACTTTTTGTAAAATCTTTCGCTATTGCAGCGTCCGTCTTAGACTCGTTCCATTTAAATTTATCACCTAACATAGATTGTTGAACGTCTGCAGATCTGTTTATTTCAATTTTTCTAGACTTAGTGCCATCGTTAAAAGTTATTGTTTGATTAGCTATGCTTTTAACATTTTTAAAATTAGGCTGGATTAAGTTTTGTAATATATCCACATCTTGCTTGCCAAATAAACCTGTTCTATTACTAGCGTCATTGTGTCTTTGTAAGCCTCCGTTTTTAAATTCAAAAGAACCAAATTTTGTTTGGCCTTGACTAAAAGTAGTTCCAGCGTAGGCAACTAACATATCTAGCGCTTTTTCTTTTCCAAAAGATTTTATAAGTTTAGGCACAAAAACTTTAGATACAAAATCTCTAGCTTCACTGACAGAGTTTAAGTCTCTTGTCATTTCAGAAATTCTATAAGGTACAGTTACGCCATCACTGTTCACTATAGAAGCTCCTGTAAATTGCACTATAGTTTGATTAACATCACCAGCAAGAACTATGTCTTCTAAATAGTTAACAAATTCATCGTTTGTTTTAAATACTATTCCATCAGCTTTATCAACAGGTATTAAAAGTTTGCTAAACTGTAATGCAATATCTTTATGTTCGTTTTCAAACTCAGTTCCATATACTCCTTTGTGAATATTTAATATAGTTTTAGATTTGTAATCTTTAGCTTTTAATATTTCATCAAAAAATGTTTGTTTCTTAGATTCCCATAAATCAAATTTACTAGGCTCTAACAAAGCTAAGCTGTTTTTAATGCCTCTTCTTTCTGTTTCTAAAGTTACTTCAGCTTCTAAATTATAAACATTAGCTAATTGATTTAGTAATTGTTGTCTTTCAACAAATGTATCTTTTATAGAACTAGTTTCTTTATTAATTTCTGCAGCAAAAGTTTGTATACCAATTTCCTGAAGTAGTTGTTTTGCTAAAGCTTCTGTAGGAGCAACTTTAACTTTGTTATTTATACCGTCAATATATTTTCCTTTAAACTGAGATAATGGTATAACGTTTTTAATATTAGGTACACGTCTTGTTTTTTGCATACCAGACGTAGATCCTTGATAAGGTCCATCTCCTGTTCTATAAAAATCAACTTGACCTTCTTTTGTGCCTTTTGTTCTTCCTTTCCAAGTATCATAATTAACCCAACCCATACCGTTGACATATTTTTGAACAGCTTGAGGAAAAGCTTTTAGTAAATACGTAGTAGTTAAGCCACCAGAAGAAAGTAATGTTTCATAGTTTTCATTTAAAAACTGTTCGTATGTAGGTAAAGTTTTATTTCTACCACCCATTTCGTCTATAACTTGAGCATATAAGTTTTTACCATCGACAGTAGTTGTTAACAAGCCTTTAGTTATAGCTTGAATTAAGTTTGACTTACTTTTAAACGTTTTGTTATCTGATATTTTAGGTAACTTATATTTAACTTCTTTTGCTACGCCTTTTAAAATTTTATTATCTAAAGATTTTTTGTCTTTAAATTTAATATTTTCTTTTATAGAAGGTATAGACTCTTTGCTTTCTTTTTTTGCTCTTGATTTAAGATCAGTAGTTGCGTCTGCTTTGCTTTGCACTTGCTCGCTTTCAATACCTACTCTAGTTCCTTGTGAAACACTTGGTATTCCAAACTCATTTTTAGCCCATGAATTAGCTCGCTGCATACCTGTGTTAGCTATGTAACTACCAAAAGTAGCTTTAGATGCGTCAAAATTTAAAGCTATAGTATTTAATATTTGTTCAGCATCTGCTATCCATTTTTTTCTACCAGTTCTATCATTTAAACTACCAATAAATTTTTCTCTTATATTTTCAGGTATAGGTCTACCAAATCTACTCCAAGTTCTACTAGCAACCTTACTTATTGTTGAATCAAATTGCTCTTGTGTTATAGGTTTAAAGTTTTCTACGTTAGCATTTTTATTATTAATAGTCTGTAAAGTGTTTAAACTTCTAGATGCTTTAGTGCTTAGGTTTTCAACTATAGCTCCTTTGTTTTGTAGTTCTATACCTCTTTTAACAAACTCACTCATTTTTCCTTGTCTAGCAGCAGCGTTACTACCCAAAGCGTAAGCTAGCGCTTTTTGTGGAGTGTTTATATTATACCTTGATCCACCAAAAACTTTGTCTATAATATTATCTAAAGTGCCAAAACTTTGTTCAGCAGTTTCTAATTGTAAGTCTCCTTCAAAAGCAAATAAAAGAGACTGAGCTTCTTTTGTCCACTCGTCAAGATACGTGTCATTAATTGTACCGTCTTTATTAAATTCATTATATAATTGTTTTACAATACTACTAGCTTGATCGCCTATGCTTTTTAAATCTACATTACTGGATTCTAATAAAGCTTTTCTGAAATTTTCAGCATAGTCTTTGCCTCTTGCGGATAAACCATCTGTAGTGTTTCCAAAAAACCTATCATCTTGTGCATGGTTTATTTCATGTAAAACTACTATTGAAGCTCTATAATCATTTGCTTTAATTCTTTCTTTTATATCACCAACCGCGTTTATAATAAATTTATTATTAACAATAAAACCTTCAGACGTAGGGTTTGCTTTTAATTCATTTTTTAAATTTTCATATTCTACAACAGTGATTTCTTTGTTTTTATACATTGACTCTAGTTCAACTAAAAGATCCGAACCTTCTGGTTTTTGAATTAAAGTTAAATCATTTAAAGATTTTTCATTAAGAATATCTGCCGCTTGTGATGATTCAGTTGCAACTGTTATTGCTGTAGTAGTTTGTCTGCCCAATAATCTACCTTCGTTTATCAACCATTTTTCTTTATCAGGAACTGGCATTCCCATCAACGTGTAAATCTTAACTTGCTCTTGCCATTTTTCTTCTACCTTAGGGTCTTTTCTAGCTTTTTCAGTATTTTCACTTGTTACTTCGCTGTTTAAATAAGAAATAACTGCAGCAATTTTTTGTCTTGGAGTTTTAGCTCTTTTCCATTGGTCTGTAGGATTTTGTTTTAATCTTTTTTCAGTTGCAGCGTACATACCAAAAGTTGGATCATTGTCATTAAGCATATCTTTTACAGACTCGTAATTTTTGTCACTGTTTCTAATTTCATTAATTGAGCTTTCAATTGAGCTTAACTCTGTTTCAAAATTACTTTTTTCATCACTTGTAAGTTTTCTTCTTTTGTATTGACCTAAAATGTAATTAATTTTACTTGGGTCTGTGTTAGCATCAACACCAGCTCTTCTTAACAAACCATCTTTTATTTGCTTAAAATGAAATAATTTTTTTAATTTGTCACCACCTAACGCTTGAGCATCAACAGCAGCTTCACCGTTCATTTCACCTAAACCTTCAGTTCGCTCTTGTATTTCATTGTTTATAGCTTTTACTTCGCTATCGTTTAAATTTTCATTTAATAAAGACTCTCTAAGTATTTTAATTTTGTTATATTGCTCGCTAGCTTGTTTTTTCATTTCTTGCGAAACACTAACATTTACAACAGCCGAGTAAGCTAAACTAGGTCCATTAGAAAAACCTGCTGTTAACAAAGTAGAAAACCACACGTCATCTAATTGATCTAAATTAAAATCTCTATCTAATATAGCAAACTCAGATAAACCTTGAGTACCTAACAATATAGTAGATTCTTCAATAAGTTCACCTCCAACTCTTTTACCATACTCCATTCCATATAAGCCATATTTACCTAGTAAAGTGTTTTTATTAGCTAATGCTGTTTGGCTTATAGTTGGGTAACCTCTAACGTCTTTAAGTATTTTAACAGTATTATTAGCAGAACCTATATATCTTGTTACAGTACCTTCTACTACACCTGTCATAAAAGAAGCTCCTAATATTTGAGTATCACTCATGTTATTAAAAGCAATGGTTTGCGCTGCATCAGCCATGCCGTTAGCGTAAGTGCTTTGATCTATCAAACCTTCTTTATAAGCTCCTTTTAACCAAACCTGTTGCTTCTTAGCTTGATCAACTAAATCTGTTTGCACTGTTAGTCTTCTGTAAGTATCTGCGCCTGAAGTAACTCCAAATGTAGTTGCAATAGTAGTTTTTACCATTGCGTCACTAAGCTTCAAAGCATTACCTACAGATCCAGTTCCTATGGCCATTAAAATATTAGGAAACTGTTGAGATAAAGTTCTTAAAGCAAACAAACCTTTATTACCTGATCCGTCACCTAATTCACCCATCGTCATATAGACTTCGTTTTTTTGGTTTAATCTTACTTGCTCGTCTATAGCCCATTGTGAACCAGTTAATGTTGGTAGCGCAAGAAAAATACCATATGTGGCATCACCAAAATCTTTAGCCATTAATTCAGCTGTACCATACTCTTTAGCAAAAGCATCGTACATGTTGATTTGTTGTGAATCTCTTTTTTTAATATAATCAGTTGCTTCTTTTAATGTGTATTGTTTTCCTGTATCATCATTAATAGTAGAAAGCAAAGAATTTATTTCAACTTTAGTTCTTTCGTTTTTTTCACTTTCGTTAAGAGTTTCTTTATATTTTAAATTTACTATTTGGTTTTTAAAATTATCTATTGTTTCTTTTTTGTCTTCTTGCAAATTTATCAATGTATTTTGAATTTTAAATAACATTGCTCTAGCTTCATCAAATTTTGCTTGATCTTCATCACTTAAATCTGCAGAAGCTGATATTGAATAAAACGATCCTTGTCCTTCTATATTTTGAAAGTTATACTCTATGCCTTTGATATTTTTTACTTTTTCATCAACAGCTACTATTCCAAGCTTAGGAATTTTCTCTAAAAGTTCTGAAGCTACTTTTAATTTTTGTGCTTTATAAACTAATGATTTATCTTGTAAAGCGTTTTCAGTTTTACTTAACAACATTCCAGTGTCTATAATAGTTTGCTCATCGTCACCTATTTCTTTAATAGCAGACCCATGCATAGTATCAAACCTTTTGTCAATTATTGATCTTCTAAGACCACCATTACCATCAGAACCTACTAGGCTGTTTTTAACCAAACCTTTTATGTCTAAAGCTTGAAGTTTTTCAATTAAACCTGGATATTTTAAACCTTCTTTATTAGAGTAATAAGCTAAATTCTCTTCAACTGTAGCGTACGGGTTGCTTGTAGCTAGCTCTAAATGACTTGTATCAAGAACAAACTCTAATTGATTTACGTACTTTGAATTTAATTGTAATGTTTTATCTCTAAAAACTTTATCGTTAGCATAGTTTGTTCTTTTGTTAAAATATGCTTCTATATGAAGTATTTCTTCTTCACTAAAATTAACTTCGCTATTGCTTTGGTTTAATAACTTTAAGTATCCAGATACTTTTTTAGCAAATGTCTTATCTTTTATGTATTGCCTAACAACTTCTGCATTATTGTCTTTTGATATTTTCTTTTCAAGTTCAACTTTTTTAGCTTGCTGTATTTGAACCCAGTCATTATAAGTGTTAACTAGACTTTCTTTTACAATATTAGTTTCTTCTGTAGTTAAATTATTTCTAAGATACGTCTGAACAGCGTCTAAATTAAATGATTCTTTTTCAACTAATGGATTAAATGATTGAGTTGTGTTGTCAAACTTAGCCGTGCTTAAAAGATTAAAAGGTCTACCGTTTTTTAGTAGTTGATAACCTATAATTTTATTTTCACCATTATTAACAGCCGCTCCAATTTGTTTTTGTTGTTTTTCTAATTCAGTATCATCATCTGTAATCCCTAATATTCTTTTGTCATTATCATAAATAGGTTTTACCTCGTAGTTAATAGCTTTTAATTGTTTGTTTAAAGCTGTTAAAGATAAATTACCTTCATCAACACTTTCTACTAATGAAGATACCTGAGATGGATCAATAATATTTGTAACAACATCAACTATATCATTAGCTTTTATTAAAGACAATTGATAATCTTTTAGTTTTTGATAATTTTGCTCAAAAATTCTTTTTTGTTTATCGCTACCTCTAAAAAAAGACTCGTAATTCATAGGTAATTCTAAAACATCACCATTGTTTAAGGTTGCTGTTAAAACGCTTTCATTTTGTGCACCAACTTTATTTTCATTAGACTGAAAAGTAGCTACATCACCAAATCCAGTTATAGGATTTTCAAAAGCTTTTTGAATATTTTCTATATTATCACCTATAAAAGTTTCTGGTATATTAACATTTATAGTACTATTTCTTAACGCAGTATTAGCTTTTTCAAGTTTAACTCTAGCGGCTTCTCTTTCAGCATAACCATCCATATAAACATCGTCATTTATTCCTCCCCACCACTTTCGTCTATCCATTAGATTAGGATATTGTTTTTCTAACTCATCATACTCAGCTTGTGCTTCATCTACATCTACATAGTCTAAAGGTCTTTGATCTTGAATAACAGAATCCAATGAAATATCTTCCGCAAGTAATTCCGTATTTATATTCTCGAGTGCAGTCGGATTTGTCGGTACTGCAGTTGCACTTGGTTGTGCAGCACCCGGTTGAAAATTTTCTATAATGTCAACTTCTTTATCTATGTCTTCTATTTTTTTAACAACACCGTTGTTATCAAATTCTTCTCCTTCCACAAACTGTATATTGTTTTCTTCTATATATTTTTCTACTGTAACTGGAGGCTCTTGTTGAGACGCTAATAATTGTAGATCCATTTCCGATAAAGGAAAATCTGGGTCACTTAGTTGTATGTATGGCATAATTTAATTTGTTTTAAGTCCTAAATATGATTTAAAAAATTCTTTTGGTCTAGGTTTTGATCCAGGTACATCTCTATATACAATGTTACCACTAACATTAAACATTTTTTGTAATATCCACGCGTTTTTACCAGTTTGAACAATCCTAGTTTTCTCTGTAAGATCTGGATTACTCTGAATTATTGCAGCTCCTGATATATTGTTGCTTTCATCATCTTGTAGATCTGCGGTAGGTATATAAAACTCAGTATTGTTTTTACCATAATTAGGATCTAAAATCCATTTTTTATCATATAACTCCCAATCACTAAAATTAGCAGCTGAATACGTGCCTTGTTTAGATTCAGCATCTTTAAAGTAATGCATTTCTTGTTTCCATTGTTTAAATTCTTCGCTATCTCTTTTTGGTAAATAAGCAAGTTGTGGCGATCCCTCGTCTTTTGCAGTATACAACTGATCTATTTCAGAGTCTGTAATTTTTCTAGGTTTGTAATTATTATCAGTTCCTCTTATGTCTTGAATAATTTGCTGCGCTTCGTAAGATTTGATAATGTCAATTTGTTCTTGTTTAGTTGTTTTCTTTAAATCAAAAAAATCTGGATACTCATTTTTTATTAAAACTTTATGTCTTTTTTGTAAATAAGCTGATATTTGCTCGTTAGATTGCTTAGAAATTGCACTTGCTTTTGAGTTGGCTATCATTGAAACTTGATCTTCGACAAAACCTTGAGGAAAAAAACTACTAGTAGTACCTATTATAGAAGTATTATCTTGTCTATTCCCTTTGTCATCTGTTTGAATTCTGTTAACTTGACTAAATTTAAAAGGTATTTCTGCTATTATATTATTATCTTTGTTTAAAACTCCAGAGTCTTGACCAGCTTTTTCTCCATCTGTTTCAGCAGCTACAGGTGTAAGAATATCAAAATCTTGACCAACAGTTTGTGTTATAATATAATTATCACCAGATTCAGTAATTACAATATCGTCTAAATCACTAGATGTTAAATCCATATCTTTTAACAAATCATTATTTTTACTAACAGTGTGAGTAAAAACATGACCACTTCCGTCTCTTTTATAACTTGTTTCAACTCCTGGAACTGGTTTGCTTATTAAAGCTTGACCAGTAAATTGACTTGCTATTTTATCACCATCTAAAAAACCTCTCCAAACAAGATTATCGTTATTGTTTCCGTTCTCGTAATAATTTTTTATTACTTCAATTTCAGAACCTACTGTTTCTACAGTTCCTTGAACTTTTGAAATATTATCAGTTGCTTTATTTTTTATTTCATTGTAAAGCTTTTTTTCATCTCTAGTAATATTTTTATTTGTTAATAATAAAAAATTAGCCTCAGTAGCACCCATTACGTAGTCTTTGTCTCCTTGCTCACCTATACCATCAAATAATTGTCTTTGATAAGCCATTTCACTTTCCCACATGTCGGTTGTTATATTTTGCTCTCTTATTTTTTCTCCAAATTTAACAACTCTATTTTCATTGTTAATTGCAATAGAGTTTCTAGTTTTTTGATTAAACTCTTCTATTTTTTCAACTTTTTTTGCTTGATTAGCTCTCATAGCGTAGTATTGTTTCCCAATATTAGCTAGTGTATTACCGATCATCATTCCTACGTTAGCTGCAGCAGCTGCTCGTGGATCGTTTATCATTTTTGGATTATCGTATGCTCCCATATTTTTTTAATTTTATCCTGGCGTTTTGCCAAAAAATGTTAAGTCGTTTTCCATATTAGCTAAACCAATACTTGTAATACCTGATACAGCTCCAGATATAGCTCCGCCCCATGCTGATGTTGCGGCTGCTTCCGAAGCATATTGTTGTTGTAATGCGTTTTGCTCTTGACCAGCAGCTCTGTTTAAGTCACTATTAGTTCTTTGCTCTCTTAACCCCATCATGTATTGTTCACCAGCCGCGGTTGCTGCTTGTACTCTTTGACCTTCTGATATTTGTAAACCTTGTAATCTTTGAGCTTCACTCATTCTTACTTGTTCTAGTTGTTGTTCACCTTGAGCTCTTAGTTTTTGGTTTTGTGCTTCTTGAGCTTCTATGCTAGCTGCTACGCCTTTTTTACTAGCTAAAGCTGCTTGAGCTAAAGCCGTGGCGCCACCAGCACTAGCACCAGTAGTTGCTAAAGTGTCTAAAGCGTTTGACAAAGCTAAATTAGATTGTTCTATTTTTATTTCAGCAGCTTGAGTTGCTACACCTAAATTACTATATGGATTACTCATCATACCACTTAAGTCTTTACCTAAGTTAGAAAGATTAGTCACGCCCGCGTAAGGGTTTGTTATAGCTTGTCTTGCGTTTTTAATAGCATTCATTTCGTTTCTAGCTAGCCTAGCCGCGTTTGCTGCGTTTTTAGCTTGCCTTTTTGCCCCACCTGCTGTTACAGCTCCTGATATTACACCGGCTGCAGCGACTGCTGTCATTACTCCCATTTTATATATTTTTTATTAATTCATGAGACGGACTAGTATCAACAGTCCACCCTAATTTTTCATGCGTATTTATTAAATGTTTATTTCTACCTATACTAAACATATGTTTTTTACCTATAATTTTACATGCTTCTTCTGCTCCTGTTATTAAGAGCTCTAGAGCTTGTTTTCTATCACTTTCTCTATAGTTAGGATCTGATACTATCCACTCTAATAATACTGCGTCAGAGTTAGTTAAATAAATAAAACCTGCGCATATTGGTTTGTTGTCTTTTTCTACCATAAAACCTCCTTTTCCATTATCTGGTAAAAAGCTTTTAGGTGGGTTAACCCATTTAGGCCAAGCATCCCACCATTTACACAGTGTATCCCAGTCTTGGTCTGTTAATTTTCTTAATTTCATTTAATTTAATATGATGATTCGTTATATTCTAAAGATACTGCAAATAATTCATTAGTACCTGACGTAGCTGTATTTGTTGCTGTCATCTCTACTGTAGCAAAAAACCCTTTAACTCCTGATATAGATTTACCATACACAACCTCGCCTTGTTCAAACGCAGAAGCGTTTATTAAATTAGCAAAGTATTTGTCTTCTTTTTGTTTAAATTCATTTTTAAGTAAACCTGTTTGCATTTGAGCTAAAGTTGTAGGCATTACAAAAGGAGTAATTACATTGGCTCTATCTTCGTTTGTATTTAATTTAGCCATTGTCCAATTTCCAGCGCCTTCATAATTTATAGTTTTAAAACTTTTTACTAAAGAAGGGTTTGTGTTAAATATAGTTTCTACACTTGATATATATTGGACACCATAAAAATTAGCTCTATTTACGGCGGTTGAATAATGTTGATATATATTACCACTGTTTGTAGAAAAGAAATTATTTTGCACGCTAAACATATTTGTAGGTGTATAACTATATCTACTCGTCCAACCTTTAACACCTTCGTCAAAACTTAAAGTTTGAGATGCAAAGTTTGTAGAAGCAGGATTTAAAGCTAACGTATAACATTTGTTATGTATATCCCAGCCTCCAACAGCTTTTCCACTATCTAAATCTAAAAACTGATCTCTAAAAAAGTCATACATTCCATAATTAGATATTTCAGTAAGACCATCTTGTGATAATCTAAGTACAGATCCTTTGTCTTTATCTGTAAAATATTTTCTATATCCATACACAGCAAAGCTTTCTGGATTTTGACTTATACCAAATTCTCCTGCATAAGCAATAATAGCGCCAATTACAACGTTAGAAGCTGTTTGTACTGGTTGACCTTCTTGCGTGTATATAGCGTCTTTATCTATAAGGGCTCTGTTTACTTTACGCTCTTGAAATATAATTAAATTAGTATCTTCAGCGTATAGTTTTTGTATGCTACCTTTTGATGGGTCAACAGTTCTTGTAATATCTTCTCCAGAAGGAAATTGATTAGTTTGATTTATGCCAGTTCTAGAATTTATAACACCAGAGTAAATAATAGAATTACCTAAAGTTTCACTAGCGTTATTTTCTGATTTTAAAAAAGCACGAGGAGATAAACCTGTTTGAACGTTGTTATACCCACCTCTTATCCTAGACTCTTCTACAAACCAATCATAATCATCAGTAGTTACAGGAGCTATTTTTTTCAAAACGTACGTGTTATAGTATTTTATAGGAATTATTGCAGCCATACTTACTTATTATTACTTGTTTTTTTGTTTTTTTAATTTGGTCCTGTTGGTATAGGTGTAAATGTTGGAGCTATTTGCGAACCTTGTGATCCTCCTGATGCATTACTATAAAAAGGAGGTATAGTACCTGCTACGTAAGGTAATGAATATTTTGTTGATCCAGCGCCAGCCGCAAGACTATACATTAGTTCTGCCTCCCATGTTTGACCACCAGTTGGGTTAGCGTAAGGAGCTTGTGTTATTTCTAATTGTAAATTAACTAAAGCACATTGTCTAAAGTCATAAGCAGGTGTTGTGCTACTGTTTACCATACCAGGACATATTTGATTACCTATTTGTGTGGTAGTTGCATTAAAAGCAGCTAAAGATTGATTAGTAGCTGTAAAAGTTTCAGTTGCTCCAGGGCCACTTTGTGAGCCTAAAGTTACAGTAACACTTGGGCTTGAATTAGTTGGAGTAGAAGGAAACTCTCCTTGTCTAGCGATGCTAGAATTTATGTTATTTACTTTTACCTGAAACGCTTGATCTGTAGGTCCAAATGTTTTTAATCTTACCCACAAATAAACTAAATCACTGCTTCTCCAGTTTTGTAACTGACCTGTCCATGATGGTAATGGTGCTGCAGAAGTGCCTACTAAAGATGTAGACAATGATGAACCATTTCCAACGCCTGAAGTATAAGCGGTACTAACCACTGATCCAGAATAACTATTTTGAGGTACTGTAAAACTAAAGTTTGTATCTACTGTTAAACCAGAAGTGTCTGCATTTCTAAATACAAAATCATATGTTGTACCAGCGACTAAAGGATGTGTATTGTTGTTAGTTACTTTCATGTTAAACCCACAAGCTCTATTAGCAGCGCCACTTACACCTGTTAAAGCAGTTAAAGGTATAGTAAAACGATCATTAATATCAGAAGAATTAGTATATGTTGTAGCTACTCCATTTAAAGTTTCTATTAATGAAACAATACTCCAGCATTGATTAGCTCCACCACGACTAGTACCTAAAGTATATTGCCCCCAATTTCCAAAAGTTAAATTATTTGTATTTCTTGCGCTTCCGTTTATGGCTGTAGGCGAAACATTTTGCACACCTACGCCACCAATAACTCCTTGTGCTCCAAATATAAAAGAAGTATTAGAATTAAAAGAGGTTTGAACTACTCCAGTAGTATAAATTACAGGACTATTATTAACTAATTCTAAAGTTAAAGTTTGATTAATTACTGTACCGCCATCTGTCCAAGCTATAGTGCATAAAAATCTGCCAGCATAACTACTACCTAGTTGATCACCTGAATCAGTACCTACTCCATTTGCTCCAGCATAAAACGTATCTGTTGTTTTAATAGCTATACTACCAGTTGCTAAAGAATCAAATGAAAATCTTTGATTAGCGCCACTAGCTGCAAAGTTTGTTGTGTTAGGACTAGAAGCAGGACCTGTAAAGCTAGCATCTGGTGGATAATTAAATACTGATATTAAATTACCTGTTGCTCCGGTGTAAGGAGTGCCATTAATAGTTGGAAAAATATTAGAAGTTATGTACGAACCTGAAGGATTGTTTTCTTCAAAATCTACTACAGGAGTAGTCATGCCGTTTATTTCAGTATTTTCACCTTGTATAGCATTGTTTAAGTCTGATATTAAATCACTAGTTGATGATTCGTAAAATATTTCAAACGGAACTACAACAGGTGTTGTTTCACAAACAGCTAAGGACATACCCGCTGGATAAGGAACATTACTTGTTCCAGCTCCTGGGGCTGTAAAATCTTCTTCTTTAACACCTAGTGCGGATTGAGTAGAAAATTGAGCAATATAAGGTTTTGTTTCAGGATCATACAATGTAAAAGTATTGTATTCACTATTTGTAGGCGCTGCTGGAGGAACGCTAAAAACAACCTCAGGAAAAACATCTTTAACAGTGCCAATTAAATCTGCAGTATCAGGACTTGATGAAGGGTAAAACTGTCTATTATAAACATAGCTAGTAGGCGTAGTGCCAGTGTCTTCTACTTGCAATGTATTTATAACTCTAGGCCATATTTTTTCATCACTAGTGAATTGATCTTGTAAAGGACCTACGTCTTCTAAGTTTCTAGGTATTTTATTTATATTATCAGATATTAGTGTTGTAAATGCTGTTTCACCACGCTCTAAATCATTATCATTTATAGGATATCCATTTACAAACCCAGGTAAGTATACATTATAATAATCTTGTTGCAATTGTTTTATACCTATTTTATAACTATAGAAACCTTTAGGGTTTATATCATAAGTAGCAAATGTAGTATCTGCTGTTAAGGTTTTTTCTGTTCTAGTAGGATTAGTAGTTCCGCTGTTATCAAATAAATAACTGTCAGCAATTTGTTTTTTTGTAAAAAATGAAAGAGCTCTAACAGGATTAAACATAGGTGTAACAGCCTCTATTTTAGTATAGTCACAATACAAACCTCTTAACTCTTTACCAATAGCAAAGTAATCTTGATAAGTAGTAGCAAAATTAGGAAATAAAGGATTTGCACTTGCAGTTACATTACCTAACTGGTATTTATTATAGTTTTCAGCAGTGTATCTTAATGTAAACTTGTAAGCCTCACCAATAACAGGTCTAGCCCCAGTTGTAAATGTAACAGTAACGTCATCATCTCCTGTTGCGTCGCTTATAGAATAGTCTACTGTTTTAGTTAATTTTATCCAACCTGATCCTGTGTTTTTATAAAGCTCGTAAGTATTAACAGCTGGCGAAGTATCTACAAAAACAATATTTGTAAATAGCATTGTTAGATTTGTAGTAGTAGCAACTATAACCTGATTACTATAATCCCAAAAATAAGGTAACGCAGCTATTGGTGCAGTTGTTATGTTTACTGTGTAATAATTTCCTAAAGCATACACGCCTGGATAACCTGCATTTACATTTGGAGAATCAGCTGCTTCAGGTATACCTGGAGAATTAAAATTTAATCTTAAATTATCTCCCATCCAATCTCTTATATCGTCAGCAAAAGATAACGCTTTATAATTTAAAAACACGTTAGAACCAGGCACAGGGTTTCCTAAAGCGTCTTTAAGATCATCATAGTTAGATAATATTATATCAGTTTGTCTTCCGTATTTATCTGCTAAAACTAAACCTACTTGGTAGTTTCTGTTTTCTTTTATTGAATGTTGTGGATATTGTATATATTCCTGTATAGTTTTTTCAGTAGTATCTATAAAGTAATTTAAACCTATAGGCGCTCCATTTCCTTGCGCAAAATTACTATACATCACTCTATTACCACTAGTTTCTTGAGCCAATGCTCTAACAGGTACTTTATCAAAAACTCTAGTGGTTTGATCTAAAGTTAAAGTTTTTATTGGTAAAGTTGATTGATAAGCGTATTGATAAATATTTGTGTTGTTTAAATTATCTACAAAGGCTTGATCTACAACAACGCTTTCTATTACTGAATAAGCCTGAGCATCAGACTCTTTAAATAATATGTCAATTCCTTTTATTTTATATTCATTAAAAATATCAATTGTAGGTAGCTCAATGTTTAATACAGCATTGTTAATAGAATTTTGCATAAATTCTACAACAGTAGTTATAAATGCTTGATTTTCATTATCGTTTACAAATTGACCTTGTTGTTGGGGTATAAATACATCTTGGCTAAAAGGAGCTGCTGTTGAATATTCATTGTCATCAAATTTAAATCTATAACTAAATTTAACAAATTTATCTTTTAAGTACTCAGGGTCTCCATTCCAGCCATTATAGTTAGCGTTTTTAACACATCTAACTGATCTACCTGCTAATTTTGGATTTGAACCTGGTGCTGCTTCTATTGTAGCGTTAGGAGAATTATAAACCATTTGAACAAAACTATCATCACCAGCATCACTAGTCCAATAGCTAGTTGTTTGTGTTATTTCTTGGAAAAAAGTACCTGATGCTACTCTTTCTCCAGCTGGTAAAGAATTAAAACCTTTAGTATTTTGACCTTGATTTGCGGTTGCTGACGTTTCCCATAACTCTTCTGATTTTAAAACAACACCCGCGCCAACAAAAGGTGTTGCGCTTGTGCTTGACACAGATGTTAAACTTGATGTCCATTGCGCTTTTGATAATACAGTATATCCAACAGGTGCTAAACCTCTAGGATCTAAAACCGCCCATTTATTATACAAAACACCATACGTAACACCGTTACCTAAATCGTTATTATAGTAGCACCATGCTCCTGTTTGATTTGTGTTTGCTAGAGCCCAAGCTGAATTTGTTGTAGCGTTTTCTATAATATCCCCATTTCTATATCTAGTTACCGCTAGATTTACTGAACTAATTTCATTAACACCAATTAAAACAGTAGGTAAATCCTCAGCGTCAGTCATTGTAGAAGGATGTGTAGCCGCGCTAGTAGTTAAAGTAGATCTTAAATTTATTAGTTCAGCGGCTTTATAAGGTGAAAACTTACAAACAGATATTTGGTCTTCATTAGTGTAATACCCTAAAGATTGTGTTATGTTTATTTTTCTAGGTGCGTTTCTATTATCAGTCCAAAATAAAAGATCTTCAACTAAGTTAACACCATATATATAGTTTTGTGTAGAAAAATTTAAAAAATTACCTTGAACTAATATACTTGAAGATCCAGAAGCAATACTAAATCTTTCTATAGTCATTATCCAAGCAGTAGCATCGCCAGGTAAAACATCTGCAGTTTGAGTATAATTTGTTTTAAAAAAATAAATTACAGAATTTACTTCATCTACAATTTTTCCAATAATTTCTAAATCAGCATGAGTTCCTCCATTGTATATTTCTTTGTTACCTAATATGGATTCTAACGAACCTACATCACCACCTTCTGACCTAGATACCGCTACGTTTAAAGCGTCTCTGTAAACGTTACTTGGAATTAATCTTTCGTCCAAGTCTTTGTTCATTTTAGATTGTATGAAACTGTTTTTAGACTCTGCCATTTAATTTAATTTTTTATCCATTTAGATTTACCTCTCATTACTTGAACTATTTCATCAAGTTTAATGTTAGATAATCTTATCTTTGCGTTTCTTAACTTAGCACTTTTTTCTTTTTGTAATCTTTTTACAACGTACTCAGGCTGATTTATTCTAACTGATATTAAAGCGTGTAACACGTATGCGTATACTGCTTCTTCAGCAAGTTTTGGTATTCTACTATCTAAATCATATGCTAAACCATCAGATATGTATTCTAGCACTATTAGTCTATCTACTAAATTACTTGAAAAAGAAACTTTACCTTCTCTTTCGTTCATGTTAAACCAACCATTTGTTTGTGCGTACTGACCTTCCATACCATACATTTGACCATAAGCACCACCAATAAATCCTCCTAGTTCTCCCCAGTTATATGCCCACATATCATTAGTAAAATCATTTGCAAAATTACCATTAATAAAACTATCATTAGCAGTATGCCATCTTTCTTGTGTAATAGAAGTTCCTTCTAAATCATTACCAAAATTATCTTGAGTAGGTATACCTGCTGAATCTTGAGCCTGTGTGTAGTAAGGACTTATTGTTAAATTATTTGCTGGATATATAGGTCTTTTAACTCCTAACTCATCTATAAAAGACATTTTAACATAATTAACCATGTCTTGAGGTAGCACTAATGTTAAGCTAGCTGGCACTGTAAGTTCTGCAGATTTAATACTTTTTAATGTATCATAGCTAAACTCTTGCATTGCTCTTTTAGTAAAAAATATTATATCACTTCTTTTAGCGTCTTGTAAAAGTTTATATTGTCCTACGTAACCTACTAAAAAATTACTTACAACATCATTTAATGTAACATATTGATAACTTCCATAGTTGTCTTCTACTGTTTGGCCATAAGCTTTATCAGCTTCAGTGCTACCATATTTACCACCATCAAGTATTTTTAACTGAACAACCACGTACGCGTTAGCTACCGGCGCTGCTGTTAAAGTTATAGTTTTACCGTTAGTAACCTCTAGTTGTGTTATCCACTCTGACCAAGTTCCCGCTGCTCCTGTAGGACTTGTATATACCTTAAAATTATTTAAAGAATAGTTTATGTCTGTAGGATTCCAACTTGTAGAACTTCCTAATACAAGATCAGTATCAAAATCAGTTAGAAATGTTTGACCACCACCGGCTGCGGCAGCTCTAAATCCTTGAGAGCCTTGAAAATATTGTTGAGCATTTTCAGTTACTAATCCATTACTTGGTGGTTGTATTGCCATATCTTATTAATTTCTTTCGTTTTGATTTTCCATAGCTATTTCTTGAGATGCAGCTTGAACTATTTGCGGATCTTTAATTACAACTCCAGCGTATAGTAATATTTTTATTATAACATTAGTTTGCTCTGTTATATCTAATTCAAAATCAACTGAGCTAGCTGGATCCCAAACGTAATAACCAGTTGTAGAAGAAAAATTCCACATTACATCTGCAGGTTTTCTAATATAAGTCACTTGAACTTGATTAGTTATAGTTTGTGGATATATAGTTATTCTGTTTTGCTCATAAAAACAAACTGGAAAATGTTCAGTAGGTTTACTTATAGGAGACATGTTAAGCATAGCTAATTCATTTCTTTGAACTTGTTCAACTTCTCTGTCGTCTCTATATAATATAGTTCCTAATTTATAAAAATCATTAGGGAATAAGTTTATGTTTATTTTACTACCGGCTCCAATAGGAGTTGCTGGTGTTGTTGATGCATCAGCGTTAAATATACCTCCGGTAATATTCCATTTAGCCGCTGCGTAGGGTATAGCCGCTGCGCCAGTAGGTGTTTCTATAGTAACAACTGTAGTTGCGTTTTGAACTTGCGCCTGTGTTATTGTAGTTAAAGGATAACCTGTCGCTGTTGTTGACGTGTTAAATGTTTGAAATCCGCTTGATACATTTGAAGATGTTGGTATATCAAAATAAGCTGGAGTAGTTCCAGTTGCGGCATTAAATGTACAAAGACCTATTTTTTTAAAAGCGTCTAGCTTTTCTTGTACGTTTTTATAACGATTTCCATATTCGCTATCATTTTGTGGCACACGCATTTGTTGATTAATAGTTTGAAAATAGTCATCAATAGTTTCTAGTTGAACTTGTGTTGCTATTTTATTAAACTCGTCAGGAGTAAGATAACCTCTTTGCTCTTTATTTATTATTAATAAGACGGTTTTGTAAACCTGATCTACGTTTATTGCCATTTTAATTTGTTTATTATAATATTGGGCCCGAGTAAACGAGCCCTATATTAATATTACATGTTATTTGAGTTTTTTCTCGATAGACTTATAAACTTCTACGCCTTCGTCAGTCTTTAAAAAAGCTGCGAATTCAGAGTATGGGTTTTGGTCAAAAGGAACTGTTACAAGTTTCTTTTTATTACTAGCCCATAAGAAAGTTCTTTGGTCTGGAGATAGCGTTATTATACCTAACTCAACTGCTCTAATTCCAAAATTTCTTAATATAACATTTTCATCATTAGCTAAGTCAATAAATAATTGAGGATTTTTTCTTGCAAATAGTAACAAGTCTCTTTTTATTTCTTTAGAGGCCATTGTGTTTACTTGTGATCCAAGTTCTACTCTTAGTATAGCTTCAGCTTGTTCTATATCCATTTGCTGAGCTGCATTTAAAGCATGTATTTCCAATTCTAAATCATATAACTCATCTTGAGCTACAGCTACGTTGTCATGTTCTCTAAATAAATGGCCACTTAGTGGATGATATATAGATAACAATTTTTGTAATGTTTGATTTTCTTTTTTTACCATAAGCACACCATCTTTAAAAGTTATGTGACCCATAGTTGATTCTCCTTTTTGCTCATCTACAAAAGCAGATTGTTGATTTGTAGCATACCTTAATTCTCTTTGAGACCCTATACTTTCATCAAAATATAATAATGGATGTTTTCTAGTGTGTTTACTAGGTATTGTTAAAGTTAATGGAGATTTGTTTCCTACTAAAAAGTAGTGTCTATCTTTTATTTCCCAACCTTCAGATTGAGACGTTTTTTGTTTTTTCATAATATAATATAATAAGATTAATAAAGGTAATAATTACCCCCGTAATTATAACGAGGGTAAGAATTACATTAATATACTAGATTCCTCTGAATAATACAAAGTTGTTTCTAGCTTGTGTTACTAAACATCTTTCAGATAAGAAGTTTACTTCCATTGCATCTAATGAAGAAGTAAATGCACCACCAACAGAACCTGTTAGCCATGATTTCATTCTTCTGTCATCTGCTTGTGAAGCTCTATATCTTACGTGTAAGAATGGACGTCTAATGTTTGTACCTAAAATTTGGTCATAAACAGTAGAAGTACCTGCAGGAACTAATACTCCTTCAATAGAAGCAGGTCCAACTAACGCTCCTCTTGTAGAAGCATCATTTAAGTATTTCCAATCTGTTTTGTAAAAATCATAAGAACCTCTTCTAAATCCTGAGAAACCAAGATTTAAAGCCATTTCTTCTGAGTTTTCAAATAAACCAAAAGCAGTACCACCTGCAAAACCTCCAGAGATAGAAGCTAACATATCATCAAAATCTAAAGCAGTGCTTCTGTTTAAGAATAACATATTTTCTTCGATAGCTCCTTGAGTATCTAGGTTTTTAAGTATTGAATCAAAAGCGTCTAAACCAGCAGCAGCCGTAAAGCCTACTTGCACGTTACCACCATTTGAAATAGCAGCAAATAAACCTTCTGTACCACCGTTTTGTGCAGGAACTGCACCAGCGCCAGCATTTAATTCACCTTCAACCATTGCCATTTCTAAGTAATCTTCAAATCTAAGTCTTGTTTCAGACTCAGCTTTTAGATACCATAAATAACCTCCAGTTCCATCTTCAGTAGAAACTTCTACCCAACCGATCTGAGCAGTGTCAGAACCGTTTACAGTGTATTGGCTTCTAATTATAATAGGAGAATTTGTAAATGTAGTAAATGCAGGATCTACAGTTACCATAGGGTTTAACAAGTTACCTGCACCAGTAGAAGCGTTTGCTCCAACTGCAGCATTTGTAGTACTTGATCCTTTTTGGAAATCAGAACCGTATACAAATATTTTAACAGGGTTTCCGTTAGCAATACCGTTAGCAGCTAAATTAGCTCCTTGATATACTTCAACGGTTAACTGTCCTGGGTTACCACCACCACCAGCGGCGCGAGTATCAGAAGCAGTAACTAAACATTTTGCTTCGTTACCGAAGTTATCCATTACAACTATTGTTGATAAAGGAGAAACAACGTTTAAAATTGGTACAGCAGCGTTAGCAGCAGTTACAGGAATTGTAATTGTTGCAGCAGCACCACCAGCACCTGCTACGACGCAGTTGTTGTATGATATGTGTAATCTTTCTTGTTCTGACCAGATTACTTGATCAGATGTCATTGGCATTTCAGCGCCAACCATTCTTAAGAAACCTGATAACGTTCTGTTACCATATCTCTCTACTTCTTGCTCATAAAGCTCTGGTAAATATTGTTGTGAAAAATTCACACCATTTGCACCAGCAAAGTTTAAATAGTTAGATGATAATGCTTGTTGTGACTGAGATGGGATAATACTCCCAAACTGAGGACTTAAAGCCATAATTTTTGTTTTTTTTAGTTAAATTTTCTTGTTTTTATTTTCAATTTTGTTGAATCTAATCCACTAATAGCTTTTACTTTTAATCCGTTTATAAAAACATTTCCATCGGCAACTTGCCTAGGTCCGTCTTGTGATGGGTTTTTGGAAGAAGCAATGATGTCTTTAACACCATCAGCCTTTCCTTGCTCGTAAAAATGATGAGCGATTTTATCAGCATTCATAGCAGCGTACATAGCTTTATGATAACCAGCTGGATCTACAATTTCACCTTTGTCATTGGAATATTTTCCAACAAAGTTTTGTACATCTGTTTGATTTTCACCAACTTTACTAGGATCTTTTATTCCATATCTAAATTTCTTTTCACCAACGTTAAAATCAAAACCTTTGAATTCATCGTTAAATAATTTTTTAGTATTGTCTCTAAAATCACCATGTAATTTTGTAGCAATTTCTTGCTGCTGTTTGTAGCGGTCATAAAAGCTTACTGCTTCTTGTTGTTCTTGAGTTACGCCCGGTCTCAACTTGATATCGTCGTAATATTTACTCTTAGAACTTTCTAAAAAGTTTTTAGCATTTGCAACCTCTTCTTTAAAAGCAAGTTTTTTCTTACGAATTTCCCTTGCTTCATCCACGTCTTCATCAAAAGTAAAATTATCTTCCATTAGAAAATTAATTTCTTCTTGATCCAGGTGTGGTTTTGTTTTTGTATAATATTCTTTAAGTACTTGTGTTGGACTTAAAGATGTATAATCTTTATTTAGCGAAACGTAGTCTTGCACTGTTCCACCTGTTTCTTCCATAAAAGAAACTAGCTTTTCAATGTTTTCAGGCAATTGTTTACCTAGAACTTTTTCATCTCTAACCGCTTCTTTAATTTCTTTTGTTACTTGTTTAACTTCTTCTTTTGTTACTTCTTGGATTGGTGAAGCTTCTTCAGAAATTTTGACGGGCTCTGGTACTTGTTCGTCCACTTTAGCGCTATCTCCGGTTTGTTCGCCCACAACCATCTCCTCTGTTTCTCCGATACGAATGGCATTGTCTTCTGTTTTAAGCGTTGGTATATCAACTTTTACAACTTCTGGAATTATTTCTCCTGTTGCTTCTGGTTTAGATAAATCAACTTTTGTTACGTTGTTAATACTAGCTTTACCTAAGTTTTTAGGTGTTTTCTTTTTTGACTTTATTTTAAAGTCACCTTCCTGTTTAACAGGTTCATTTGTTGTTTCTGACATGATATGATATTATATAATTATTAATTAGTCAAGTCCAAATTGAGAAAAATCTTCTCCTGTAGTTTCAAAATCTACTGGACCTGAATCGTTTTGTCTTTGGTTTATTAATTGACTTTGTTGAGTTCCTTGTAATTTAACTCTTTTATCTTTACGATCTTCTATTTGTTGCTCTTTATTATCTTGTTGCCCTATTTTCATTTGAGCTAATTGTTTATTGTATTCAAATTCTTGAGCTAATAATTGAGATTTTATTTGCATCTCTGTTTGCATTCTTTGTAATTCAAATTGAGATTTAGCTTGCTCTATGTTGAGTTTTTGCTCTGTTAAAGCTTGTTGTTTTTGAGTTTCCGCTAATGCAACTTCTTGTGCAGTTTTAGTTTGAGCCTGCCCTTGAGCAGCTATAACTTGTTGTTGTTGAGCTTGATCTCTTTTTATTTTCTTTTTACGTTTTTGCTTTAAAAGTTGATTAGCTAATTTAATGTTTTTTATTTGGCGTATGTCTATAGCGTCTTCTAAATCAATTCCACCTCCTTGTAAAGCAATTTGTATATTTTGCTCTAGCATTTGTTGTTCTTCTTCTTCAGGTTCTAATTCTAAATATATACCAAAATCATGAAGATTTAAATTACTTATTTCAGTCAACGTTTTAGCATTGTACGCTGATATACTTTGTAATAAAGCTGAGTGTGTAAGTGGGAAACTTAATACATCTACTATTTTTAAAGATATATTTTCGCATATTCTAAGAGCTAAATACAAACTAGCTTGATTAATGTGTTTAGTAGCTATATTAGATTGATTAGCGGCCATTTTAGCTAAGCCTACTAAAGCATCTTTATCTGGTAAACTACCATCTCTAGCTTCATTAAGCCCGGTTACGTCACGTATCATTTGTAAATAATATTGATACGTTTGTATAAGACTTTGTAATTTAGCACCACCTGATGATGAAGATAATTCTTGAATAGGTATCTTGCCTCTGTTTAATTCTCCATCTTGCGTTAATGATCTACCAACAATACTACCAGTTTGAAAATACATGTTTAATGCTTCTGCTGGATTATAGTTTGTGCCATTACCTAAATCAACCTCAGCTAAACCATCCATGTCTAAGAATACACCATCTGGAACTAGTCTTGCTAATACTTGTTGCATTTTTAAATGAGTTAACTGTATCATGTCTGCAAAACCAGTAATTTTACTTACTATAGATTCTATTCTACCTTTATACATTCTTGGTGCACAAATAGCATAATTCATTTCTACTTTAGTTGTGTCTGCCATAGGTCTAGTCATGTTTTCAGACACTTCCCATTTTAACATTGTACTTGTTCCTAAAACTTTAACTCCCGTATATAAAACCTCAATACTTCTTGAAACTTTTTTAAACGTGTCCGCTTCCGGTGGATTAAACATATCTGTTTTTTGAATTATTTTTTCTAATCCATTATCAGTTTGTTTTAATTTAAAAACTTGATCATGATATGTTTTATATTCAAAATACATTACCTGAACTGTGTTATTATCATAATTACCCCAACCAGTTATATACTGTCTATTACCAGGCATTTCTTGAATACGTTGTAATTCGTCTGGTGGTATATTTGGAAATTCTTTTTTAAGTTCTGGTATAGTTAAAGATTTAACTTCACCTACGTAATATATATCTTGAAAATTAGGATCTTCTGTATATGAATATATCATATGCGCCGGGTCTACGTAGTCTACAACTATACCGTTTGCTTTGTTAAACGATGTTTTTGTAGCTGCAATACCGCAAACAACTAAATCATGATTTATTCTACGTTTTGTTAATTGCCATTTGTTTCTAGCTAAAGTACTTGTTATAGCTTCTTCTTCTGCTATTTCTATAGCTTGCTTGTAACTAAGTTGCATGTGTAATTCTAACTCTTCTTCAGTTTCAGGTAATTTATTTAATGGAACGTTAGAGTTTTGAAAACTTGTGCCTAATTGACTTTCAGCTTGAGCCAACATTTCTTTAGCATACATATCTTTTGCTAAATTAGTAGCGTAGTCAGTTCTTTTCTTTATTGAATATGGGTCTTGAGAAAAAGCTTTTATATCAAAATTTTTATTTGATATACCATTAACCACTATGTCTACAAATTTAGAAATAACAGGAACTGGTTTCCAGTCTAAATTAAGATAAGACAAATCACCATTAATAGATAATTCATCTTTATATTTTTGTACAGATTGCTCACCTCTAGCATATAGCCTTAAGTTATGGTAATTATTCCAACTTGTAACAAATCTATTACCGTTTGTTCTACCTTGATTAAACCACTCTGTTTCAATAGCTGAAGCAACTTGTGATCCATATTCCCAAGAAGACTTTTCCGCTGCTGGTACTACCTGACTAGGAAAGGCGCTATTAGAATTAGTATATATATTCATTTATTCAATTATTTTTGACATTGATCCTTTATTGTTAAACTTTTTAATACCCAAGTCATAAACTTTTCTTTCAACAATGGGATTAGGTCTATATTTATTTTTGTTACAAGCCATTATAGCTAAACCAGAGCTTATAGAAGCATCATGGGTTGTTCTGTTATTTATATTAAATTTAGCCCAATCCTCTAATGTTCTTTGAAAACACATGTCTCCATAATTGCCATCAGGTTTTAAGCCAATGTGCTCATCTATATAAGATTCTATAGCCGCTGCGTGAGCTTGTTTAATATCTTCGCTAGAGTTAGGTATACCACCTATTTCTCTTTCTGTAACAGATAGTTTATTATATATTTTATCAGGTCTATTCATTGAATAACCTCTGTAACCTCTTCTTTTAAAATGATACAAAAGTCTAGGTTTATTATTTTCACACAATAAAGGCATGCCATAAAATATACAAGCCATTAAAACATCTTCAAAAAATATTTCAGCTGTTTGAGGCCTTGATATATATTCTAAAAAAAAGTGATTAGCAGGGTGATTTTCCATTGAAAATTTAGTTAAACCATGTAAAGATCCGTTAGAACCTCTACCGTCTACTGTGCCTGATATATCATAACTATCACAACCAAAAGCACCCATGTGTTCATTACCAGGATATTTTTTACCTTGTTTAATTATAAGTTTGTTTTGTAATATGACTGAAGGTATCCAAGAAATAAAAAATCTACCACTTTTATTTGGCACAAATATAACGTTAGTATCTTTAACACCATTTGTCCATTGGAAATTACCTTGCGTTATGTTATTATTAAATTTTAAATCTGCGTTCCAATCTATTTGCTCGTAGATTTTAGTTAAATTAAACAATGATGATTTTGCTTCATCTCTAAACGCATGTTCTTCGGTTCTAGGAAATTGACGATAAAATTCATTTAAACCATCTTGATCACCTTTTAAACCATCAACTTCGTTTTGCCAGTATTCTATTACACCTATTTTTATTTCTGTTCCATGTGGATCTTTGGCAGGTATTTTTGGCGTGTTGAATACAGGTATGCCATAAGAATCAATGTATCCTTCGTAGTTCCATTCCATAGGTATGAACAAAGAATAGAGTCCTGAACGAGTCTGTCCGTTGGAGTTTCTTTTTGTAACATCTGAATCATAGTATAGTTTTTTAAAATTAGCTCCTCCTTTGTCTAAGGCATTTGACGTTGATCCCATCATGCATTTGCCAATAATTTTACTACCTAACCTAAGTGTAGTTTTAGTAACTCTCCAGTTGTTTAATATATTATTAGGTCTTTCCCACTTACCACTTTCATCATGTACTAGTAGTTTTAATTTTTCACCGTCATAAGCATTGTCTCCAGTGTTTTTCCAATCAATAGTTGTATCAAGACCTGCTAACTCTTCGTTTTTTTCAGTAGATACAATACTTCTTCTTGTAAACTTTGAAGCTGGTACTCTATAGGCTAACTCTGTTTTAGGTCGATCCATACCATCTTGTATGGGTTTAAAAAAGAAAGGATAATTAACCGATATAGGTACTACTTTGTCTGTAAACATTTTTTTAGCATCAGCACCTGATTTTGATAGTATACCAAATCTCGCGTCAGTTGATATAGTAGCCATATTAACGCATTCGCCAGAAGCCATAAATGAAAATCCAGAACGTCTGTTTTTAAGATATGACATACCGTAACATCTATGATCTGCTATACATGCAGCCCAAAATATAAAAAATAATCTATTTGATTCTCTAAAATCTGGTTTACCTACATCAATTTTTGACCATTGTAAATACATATAATGAGTACCAGTAATGTATATAGGTTTACCTTTGTTTATATAACAAAAACCTTCTTCACGTCTTTTAAATTCTTCGTCAATATAGTCGTACCATTTTTCTTTAAAATCATCTGGATATTCTCTCCAGTCAAAAACAGTTTTTATTTTTTTTAATACTTTAGGTAATTCTTTTCGCTCCCATTTGTCACTATCAAACTTATGAATATTGCTTTGTTTAGGTAAAGCTATTTTAAGGTTTTGTATTTCATAAACCTCTCCAATTTGTCCAGTCTTAGATATAACAACCATATCGTGATCATCATTATATCCGTATTCCCATTTTTTATACCTATTCATCCGTTTAAGAACTTTAGGTTTAACATGATTGGGTAGTACTTTATATAGAGTTTGCGTATACATTATTTAGACCTCCCTTCAGCAAAACCACGAAACGTAGTTTCTTTTTTAACTTCTTTAGGCTTTTCATCTAGCATGTCTTGCTCCTCTTGTATTCTAGTAAGAATTTCAAAAGCATCGAATATACATAGTTTTTTTGTAGCTGCTGCGTTTTTAAGTCTATCAGCAGTAATGTCATCTTCTCCATCTACAATAGGTTCTTTAGCAACTTTAATTAATTCTTCAACCGCTACTCGCCCAGCTAGGATTATACTCTGTTTGGTTTTTTTGATTTCCATACTTAATTACAATATCATTTGATTTCATACAATATAAACGCTTGTTATCAACTACAAAGTCATATTCACCGTTAGGCGTATAACCTACAGTATCTCCCTCGTTAATTCCTAGCGCTTCTAATGAGCTATTACCTATTTTTAATACACCAATAAGACTTTGCTCTTTTTCAACCTTAAATTTATCATTACTTTTTACAGGCTGTATAAAACATCTATCATTTATAGAGCTCCATTTGTCCTTTGTTTTGTATAAATATATTTGATCTAATGCACAAAAATATTTATTATCTTTAAAATAAGATCTTGATTTTTTCTTAACGCCTTTTATATCATAAAAAGTTCTAAACACATTATGATGTATTAATATTAAATCTCCTTTTTTTATAGAAGTTTTATAAGCTAAAGGTGTTGCTAGCACTTTAGCAACATTATTAACAAACTTATAACTTTCTATTTTTGTATTTAGTATTATATCAACGTTGCCTAATTTTATTTTATTATCATAAGTATCACCTAGTGGTTCTACTATAAAATCATACAAACTATTCATTAATACTTAAGGTCGTATTCAACAGATATAGCCATGTTAGAATTAAATTTTTTCCATGGCAATACCTCGTTGTTTTTCTTTATATGTATATTATAAGAATTATCTGAATCTTCAAATAGAATATGTGATATTTCATGACCACCATATACTTCTTGGCCTACAGAATAATGCATGGCATCATTTTTATAGTCTGATCCAATACTAATTTTTCTAATATTATTTGTCATCTTCTTTTTTGATGTCCGTATAACTACCGTCTTTAAGATCAATATTTACTTGACCATATTCTTCTTCAAGTTCTTTTTTAGTTTTGTCAATTTCTTTAGAAACTTCTAAAACTTGAGCGTGAACACCTTGTTTTTGAGACTCTAAAACACCTATAGTTCTAAGTAGCTCATTTAATTTTACTTGTTGATCATTTACAGTTTTTAACTGTTCTTCTGTGATCATTTTTTTTGCTTCTTCCATAATTTAATTTAATTTAATTTTTGTTATTAATTTTTTTGCTAATTTATATGTTCCTAGCGTGAACCATAATGTTATTATTAAACCCAAAAAACTAACTGGGTTTAAGTAAAGATTTGTAGTAGAGTCAGTTAATTCAAAATAGTTGATTGAAAATAATGTCACCACTAACAATAATGTTAATTTTTTCATTTAATTTTATTTAATTGTTATTTACTTATTTATTATTACCTATAGATTTAAATTTTTCCGCTCCTCGAGAACCAAAATAAGCTACATAAACTGTTGTTACTAATGTTTTTAGTAAACCTATCCATTCTTGTTCTACAGTAAAAGATATTTCATGATGGCTATCAACCCATATAAATGAAATAGTCATTATAGATAAAAATATTAAACACATTGGTCGTGTATTTTTACTAAGCCATGAATCGCTTTTCATGTCGCTTTCCCAGCGTTTTGAAACTTCTTGCATTTCTATCATGTCTTGTTCTAATAGCATCAATGCTTTTTCTTTAAATTCTGTAGGTAGATTTTCATCTTTAGTTATTAAATTTTTAACTAAACCAAAAACTCCTGCGCTTGGTAAGACATCGCTTGCAATGTCAATAATACCTGGGGCAGCTTTGCTTAAAAACTGCCCAACTTTGGTATTTTTGAATTTTTTACTCAATTATCCTCTTGACATTGGTTTATTTTTACTCGCAGTTGTTGTTTGTGGTGGAACCTTTGAGTTAAATATACCTGACCCTGAACCATCATCATCAAACGCTCTAGACAAATTAAAATAAGTTTTACCTTGAGCTGTTAGATCTCTTGACTTTTGATAATGTGCCATTTCATCTCTTTTTTGACTTACTTTATCTCCATAAGTAGTTGCACCTGGAGCTCTACGCCCACCAGCATCACTACCGTGATCAGGTCTAACTATATCTAAAGCTTGCATACCAATATCTCCTAATGCTCTTGTTCCTGTTCTAAGTACCTTTTTAGCAGTATCAAAAAAACCTTCTGCTGGTCCTTTTCCCATTATAGAATTTACTTTAGCAGCTCCTTTTGCATAACTATTAACTCTTGCTGGTCCAAAATTTTGAGTATATCCCATTGATCGTCCTGGTCCTTCATAGTCTTTTTTAGACTTTGAATCGTCTCCTTTGTTCCCACCGTACTCACCTGGTCCTTTAACTTTTTTATCCATATGCATTTTACCTTTACCTGGTCCTGCAGTTTTTTTGTTTTGATCTATTACGTCTCCGTCTTCGGATAAGTATTTTGATTCAGCTGCACCTTTTCTTTTGTATGCACCCATTTCTTCTTTTGCCATTTTTATTATTTTTTAAGTTTTATTTCTTTTTTATAAGGTTCTATTTCCCAAGGTTGCGTTGGATCACCGGATGCCATATGTTTGTAATCTATTTCTTTGCCTTTCCACCAGACAACTTGTTTACCTACACCATTTTCTCCGTAATCTAAATCTCCTCTTTTAAATTGATTAACATGCTCCATTTCATGAGTAAGAGTTTGTAACTTTTTATAAGGATCTTTCTCGTCTTCATTAAAAACAATAGATCCTGATTTAAGCGTTCTAGCGTAAACTGGATCATCACCCATGTCTCTTTCAAACATTGAAGTGCTTAAAAGGTCTAAATTAAAAGGTGAATTTATTTTAAAAGCCATATTATTTTTTATAAGGAAATACTTTGTTTAAAGCATCCCTACGACCTGAGCAGCCGCAGGGAATGTTTAAACCTTTTGATACATTATCAACTAATTTTTTGATACCAGAAGCTTTTGTAAACTTCTCTATGTCGTCACCTAAACCTCTAGATCTCATGAATTAGTTTTTAATTATGATGCAGCTGGTAAAGTAACGTCATTTGCAATCGCGAATGAGTTCCAATACATTTGAGCATTTGCAGCTAAACCTGCTCCGTCTCTACCTAATTGAGCTGAAGCAGCAACACCACCTGGGTTAGCTGACATAGCTTTTAATATAGCTTGACTAGGCATGTTACCTGCTACTGTGATTGCAGCTGGATCAGCAGTGTTAGCACCTGCAGCAATTGATAAAGAAGTTTGTACTAATAAAGTAAGTACTCTACCACCTATTGTTCCAAGTGTTTGACCTGCATCACTAACTTGCGCTGCAGCAGCAGTTACTCCTGCTAAACCTTTTAATACTATTTGTACTGCATATCCAGGTCCGCCACCGATTACATCAGTTACGCTTTCAATGTCTTCTACGTTTACATATCTAAACCCTGATGTAGCATCTAAGCCATTACCACTGTTTTGAATGTTAAATTTAATAAATTTTGCCATTTTGTTTTTGTTTTTGTTTTTGTTGTTGTTTTTGTTTGACTTGGGTTTTACAGTTCCCTACTGTTTATGAATTTTTTTCAATTTTATTTTTAATAGCTTTCTCCCAGCCTTCCATAACACCATTGTTATTTCTATCCCCTAGCATTTTTCCAGGTCCGTGATGTTTTTCATCATATTTAAGATCGCCAGCTATTTTTGATATATGTTTTTCGTCAGCTGTCATGCTTGAATCACTATGACCATGTTTATTATCATAGTCAATATCTTCTTTTAAATATTGCATGTGAGCTTCGTCGTCTTTTCTAGTAGCGTCAAAATTACCAGCAGTTACTTTAGTGTGTCTGTGATAATTACCTGTATATCCGCCTGTATGTCCTTTTTTTGTTTCCATATTTATTTTTATTTACCTACTATAAAATCAGCAACAGTTATATTAGTACCAGAAACAGCTGTAACGTAATCTACTGCTACTGGAAGTATTGATCCAGACTGTAAACCTTTAAAGGTTATTGCTTGTCCAGCAATTGGTGCTCCTCCACCTGGATTAGCAGCTACTACACCTGGTAGTATTACACTTATTGAAGCGTCAGCTGGCATTACACCACAATATATTACAGATGAATTTAGGTTAGTACCTAGTGTTCCGCTTTGGTTTTCAAATAGCCAAGCTGGTCTAACATCTATACTAGCTACCATAGCTGCGGTTAAAGGCATTGCTTGACTTATTATTGAGTCTTGTGTTTTAAATGATCCCATTTGTTATTTTTTAATATTCGTTACCTTGTGCACATAAAACAGCATTAATTCCTTTAAAAGGTACTGGAGCTTTTAATATTTGCATTCCTGTTATTCCTGAGCTTGATCCCATACCATGAGGTCTACCAGATTGATCTAATGGCCCATCCCATATATGAGATTCACCTACCACGCCTACTTTAGTACCTGGCTTTAATTTTTCCATTGATGGATCGTATTTGTTATCGTGCATAATTAATTTTTTAAATTATTATCTTTATTCACCGCGTATATAGCTTTAGTTAAAACTTTATCTGTATACGAGTTTCCTTTTATTATTTTATTTCTTCTAGTGCTAGTAGGTAATTGCTCTTCTCCTAACATTATTCTATATATTCTATTTATAAGTTGTTTACATTTAAAACTAACTTTGTATATATTATATTTTTGAGTAGTTCTATTTCTATGCCTCCATACTTTTACCCAATCATTTTTTATTAATCTACTCCATCTTCTATTATCCCAACTATAAGAATACACGCCTAATTCAAAGTCTTTTTTTGTAAATAAATCTATACAATCTAAATAAATTAATAACTCTAAATCTGCTTCTCTTAAGTTGTTGTTTTTACAAGCCCATTTGCGTATTATACGGTAATGTTTTAGCAAGTTTAGATTTTTTAAGTCACTTGCTTCTAGCTTTTTCATAAAACAACAACCACGTCTTGAGATTTAATGACGTGATATATCTCATTGTCAATATCTATTTTGTGACCAGCGTGCCTATCATAAAATATAACATCTTGTTTTTTTATTCCTGCTACTTCTCCACCTGCGTCAATAACACTAGCTTTTATATATCTAATGTCATCTCTATGAAGTTCAGCTAAAAGTAAACCACCTTCTGTTTCAGTAGTACCTTCTTTTATTTTTTGGATTATTAAGTTTCTACCTATTGCTTTCATCTATTCTCATATTATTAATTACACAATCAGTAGATAGTATTGTAATAGCTACAGAAGCCGCATTTATTAGTGCGCTTTTTGTCACTAGTAAAGGATCTATAATTCCTGACTCAACCATGTTTACCATATTTCCTGTAACCACATTTAGTCCTGTTCCAATTTTTCTTTTTTCTTTTAGCTTAGCAGAATCAATACTTGCGTTGCTAAGAATGGTCTTAAAAGGAGCTTTAATAGCTTCTAACAAAATTTCTTCACCTTTGTTATCTGCTTTTATAGAGCAAGCCGCATCTAATAATGCAATACCACCTCCAGGAACTATACCTTCTTTTATTGCGGCTTTCGTAGCACAGATAGCGTCTTCAACTCTATCTTGTTTTTCTTTTAATTCAATATCAGAATTTGCACCCACTTTTACAATAGCAACTTTAGCTGATAGTCTAGCTAGTCTCATTTCTAAACCTATTGTCACGTGAGCTTTGTTTTTCTTTTTTAAATCTTTCTTTATTTGCTTAATAATGTCTTCAATTTCTTTTGAAGTTTCTTCAATTTGAATTATAGTTTGATCTGCTGTTGATACAACTTTTTGACACTGGCCTAAGTAATCTATTTTAATAGAATTTAAATCATCACCTAAGTCTTCATTTATAATTTTAGCTTTAGTCAATAAAGATATATCATTTAGTATTTCTTTTCTTTTTAAACCATATGCTGGAGCATCTATAACGTTAATTTTTATATTGCCTTTCATTTTATTCATAACTAAAGCAGATAAAACACCAGGTTCTACTTCTCCAATTATTAATAAAGGTTTATTATTTTTTATAACATATTCTAGAACTGGTTGTATTTGTCTAATAGATTCTACTCTTGATTCTATTATTAACACCTGTGTGTTTTCTAGTTCTGCAGTATTTTTTTCTTTATTAGTAACAAAGCTTTGGTGTGAATAACCTTTTGAATATTCTACACCTTCTACTATGTCTACTTCTGTTATACCGCTTTCTCCTGGTTCCATTATAACAACACCTGTTTCTCCTACTTCTTTAAAAGCATAACTAATAAGTTTTCCTAGGTCTTTGTCATTATTTGTTGATATAGTAGCAATTTGATCTATCATATTACCTTTAACAGATATACTTTGATCTTCTAAATATTTTATAACTTTTTCTACACCACTATTTATTCCTTTTTTTAAATCTCTATTACTTGTGTTTAATTTTAAACCATAAGATTTGTTTAATATAGAATGTGCTAATACAGTAGCTGTTGTTGTTCCGTCACCTGCTTCTTTAACAGTTTTTCTAGCAGCTTCTTTTAGTAATGTTGCTCCCATGTTTTCGACAGAATCCATTAAAATAATTGAATTAGCAACAGTAACACCATCTTTTGTTATAATTGGATTACCATTTACATCTTCCATTATTACACATTTACCGCTAGCTCCAAGTGTGGAGCTAACAGCTTTTGTGAGTTGTTCTATTCCTTTAAATACTTTGTTTTTAGCTTCGTTTCCAAAACTAAGATTTTTGACTATTGCGTCTGACATAATTTGATTAGATTAGATTAAATTTATTTTACTTAAAGGTTTTAACGACTTGTGGTCCGTGCATATAAGATAATTTTTTCTTATAATGTTCAACAGAAGAATCAATTGCTTGTTCAGCTCCTTCTATTGTTTCACGTCTCGTTACATCGATCCAACAATCTTCTTTTTTAGGATCAAGGTATTCGGTTTGATAAAATCCATTAGGTAATTGAACTATACGCCAGTTTTTCTTTTCTGATACATGGTTCCATAATTCTAAAGTTTTTTCATCCGGTTGTGGTTGACTACTCCACGTGTGAGTCTGGTAATAAAATGTCATTGGTTTTGGTTTTAAGTTAACATTTGGTTATTGCTCTTCCCGAGCCGGGTATATTTGTATTATCACTTGTTTTATATCATTTTTACTTG